CCTTGGTACTATTGAAAGTTTCTTTGGGGAAACAGACCAAGAGGAAAAGACACCTACAAAATCTAGTTATTTTACAATTGATGAAGATGAAAACCTGCCGACCAAATCAAAAGCTGGTCAAGGTTTCTTAGATGAGTTCACGTCTTTATTTAAAGGGTTTGGTTGATGGCAGATAAACACAAGAAAGCTGCCAAGGCGGCCAAGCTCCACAAGGATTCAATGCCTTGCAACAAACCAAAGAAGACTCCTGGCCACCCTACAAAATCACATGTGGTTAAAGCATGCGAAGGTGGGAAAGAAAAGATTATTCACTTTGGCCAGCAAGGAGTTAGTGGTAGTCCCAAGAAAGAAGGTGAGTCGGAAGCTTATCGCAAACGAAGAGAAAGTTTTAAAGCTAGGCACGCAAAAAATATTGCAAAAGGAAAGATGTCTGCTGCTTGGTGGAGTTCGGTTACCAAATGGTAAAATTAATAAAGTGGTAATGGACTTTAATTGTGTCAGTTGTTAAAGGCGTTGATGGACGTTATTACAAGCCTTGTTCAGAATGCAATGAAATGCAAAGCTATTTAAGAAAGAATTATGCAGAAGAATCATTACGACTGAACAAACTTTGTAAAAAATGTAGTAACCGAAAGAATGAACACTGTCACAGAGGTTGGCACAGGGGAATAAGGGTAAGTTGGTTTAATAAATTTAAAACGTGTGCAGAAACACGTGGTTTGGCGTGGATGGTTTCAATAGATGATATAGCTGATTTATACGAAAAACAAAAAGGACAATGCGCATTGACAGGTTGGGACATAACCTTTCCAGAGATAGGGCATCCTTCTTATTTTTCCTGTAGTGTGGATCGCATTAAAAATGAAATTGATTATGTCAAAGAAAATATTCAATTAGTCGATGGTAGAGTAAATATGATTAAAGGCAAGTACGAACAAGATTTTTTTCTTGAAGTTTGCAAGGCAGTAGCTGACCACAACAAAATAAGATGATGAAAACTTATGGGTAAAGTAAAAGGCAATACGATTCAGAAAAAAGAATCACAACCTAAGCTGACAAGGCAAGGGCAAGGACAAAACTCCAAACCTTCTCATGGACGTAAAAAGTTCAGGGGTCAGGGCAAAGGTTAACACTTTAATTTAATTAACACTATTATGGAAAGTAATTGCTGTATTTTCAATGGCCGACTTTCGGCGTGCGATTAACATCATCAAAAAGTATGAAGGGTACAGCGAAAAAGCTTACCCAGATCCCAGTACAGGTGGTGCTCCTTATACTATTGGGTACGGAACTCAATATTACCCAGATGGGTCTCCTGTAAAACAAGGGCATCGCTGCACACAACACAAAGCCCTGGAATATCTGTTCCACGAAGTTGAACTTATTGATGACGAGCTGACACGCCTAAACCTTGGCCTGGATGCTTCCATGCGGGAGGCCCTAATTTCTTTTATTCATTCAATTGGCTGGGAACCTTTCTTGTACAGCGAGATTATTGATGCTGTTGAAAATGAATATTGGGGCGGTGCTGCAGAAGAAATCACACATTGGATCTTTGATTCCTACTACAAAGTCATTGGCGGTCTAGTTGATCGCCGCAGGGAAGAGTCCAATCTTTTCTTGGCTGAAGTCAAGACTCCAATTGATAAGAGAGGGGAAATTCTTCTTGACGCATTTAGGAATTATTCAGCGCAACCCAATCAAATACAAGCGATCCGCTCCCTGGAAGCTAGTACAAACCCTTACGTATTGGCTGAGTTTGTCAATAGCTTTGAAGCAGAGACTTCTTTTGAACTGGACTCTGACTACGAAGAAAACGATTCAATCTCCATCTCTTGGGATTAGAATATTTTCAGATTGACATACAGAAATGGAAGACGCAGTTCGTCCCCGCGAATTAGAACTCCCGCTTCAACTGCAATTTGCAATGCGTAAAGCAGAGCTGGAAGCTCAAGAGATGACGTGGGATCAACTTTATGCTGCTCTTTTAAATCTGTATCAGCGTCGCTTGATTGAGTGGGCAGCAATCAAAGATCTTCTTGCGGACGAAAATATTGAAATTGAGTTTGATCATCCCACCCAGCTTGAGCTAGTTGAGTTGGCAATGATGTGCCAGAGGGATGATGAAGAAGATGACGACGATGACGACCGCGAGTTTTCAGTCTTCTAACTTTTGAATAAGGCGATTTAAATACCACATTGCTTTCTTCGCATCTTTCTTGGGATCTTCTTTATCCCACATCCTGTCAATATATTTAATCACTTGCCACTGGAGGCCACCAAGAACTGCATCAGGTGCAAACTGAACTGCATCTTCAATCTTATCGATTGTTTCAATTGTCTTTCTATCGTTGACATAGTGGGGTGGATGGTTCACCATGTCGACCACTGGCTTGGCAACAACCAATTTTGGTGCAGGCATCGGACAAAAGCCGTCTTTGCACTCATCTACCGGATTAAACCACGGCGCTTCATCGACATTTCTTTCTCCTCCTCGTCCGGTTCCCCCAGTTCCAGGATTAACGTCTTGGGTTTGGGTGATGCTCCCATCTGCAGTCCCTGTTCCGCGCTCGGAATATAGCCCGTCATTCCGCATCGTTCTCCTCCTTCAAGTTGCAGGTTAGTGCGTTCACGCCCTTGTTGCGTCAACACTAAACCTCTATTGTACATGTCCTGGAGAGGAACGTCGTGCTTTTCGTTGTCCAGTGGTTGATCAAAATCAGACTCACTAAGACAACGATTGAGCACTTCATCGTTGATAACAAATTGATTTAAGAATGCATCAGGCGTCCTTGCTGCATGCATCATTATTTTTTAACCAGAATTCCTTCATCTAAAATAATATCATGGCAAGATTTTTCGACCCCACTTACGATCCCAGGCAACTCTCTGGTACCTCCGGAGCTGAAACCTCAGATCTAAATCCAGGACAGGCTTATGACACAGATGTCAGGCGTCTGGATGAAACTGAACGGGAAATTGCGGACAGAGTTGATGTTCGTAATGTAAATCAACAAGAACGTGTAAATAAGTATATGGCAGCAGCTAAAACTGCTGGTGCATACAGACAAAGGGCTTCAATTGATGAGCCTCAGATCAGGGGTAGGACACCCAGGAATGAGGCCAATTTGAATGGGGTGATACTCCCTAGTCAAGGCGATGAGATGGGGCCTACAGGAGGCGTTGGTTACGCACGTAAGCCCCAACCATTCTCTGGTACCTTTAGAGGTTTCTAATTAAACCTGGCTAAAGACCACTTCTTTGGGCTGGCTTTGATATTTACCTTTGCGCATGTTGTAATCCACTTCGCATTCTTTGCCACGGAAGAAAAGCAACTGGCAAATACCTTCGTTTGCGTAGATACGATTAAAGAGACCCGTGCAATTACTAATTTCAAGCGTTAGGTGTCCCGACCAACACGCTTCGGCTGGCGTAATATTTACCAGAATTCCCGATCGGGCATACGTACTTTTTCCAACGGCAACTACGGTCACGTCTTTAGGCAGATCTAAATACTCCTCTGCAACACCAAGGCAATAACCAAAAGGAGGCAAAAGAAAATACTGTCCCTTTTCATCTTCTAGCAATTCAGCAGGACGCAGAATACCCTGGTCAAAATTTTTAGGATCGCAATCACCAGATTGCGTACGCCCAAAGATCAGACATTGTTTGGGTGAAAGACGAATATCGTATCCATAAGAGCTAAGCCCATAACTCAACAACTTACGTCCATTGCTTTCGTTGATGAGACGATCCTGGAACGGCTGGATCATGCCCTTCTCAGTCGAAAGTTCTTTGATTTCGCGGTCCGACAGAATGCTCATAAACTCAACTAAAGCTTTTAGATCTTAGCTACTTCAGACAATAATGCGACCCATTTCGCCATAAACGTCAACAAAGTGTTGTGTGGCGTCCGACACATTCTTGCTCGGTTGCAAGAACACAGCAAATGAGACGCAAGTGTTACGACTCTTTATAGTTCCGTCATGGAAAAAGTGTTGGTTCAGCATTGGCCTTGTTCTGAACACACATACAGGATGATCGAAAATATCCTGGCAGTACATGAACATGTCAGGTGCATTAGCAAAGTAGATACCCTGCTCAATCTCTCGACTGACCCATTTCCTTTTTAATGTCTTCCACCAGAGCGCATAGCTGGAAGTCAAAGTAGGAGACAATCCCCTAGTCATTTTCCAGCGCTGGGACCCATGGTGCCAAAAGTATGAATGGCGTGGCGGAAACACATAGACGTTTCCAAACCACTCCATTTCATTCAACCCGTCATCAACGGGTGTGTAATATTTTTTTGCATTGACAAACTCATTAGCTTTATCAGAACTAGCAGGATCAAGATCAATGCCGCCCATGACGAGATGAGCGGAGTCAATCATGTCTTTGTTGCTGATCCACTCGTAGTCTTCAACTTTTTTGTTACCGACGAAAGCAGGCATCAGTCTTCAGAAACTTTGTTGTAATCAACTGCAACAAAGCGAATACCCTCTTTGTCGTTCAAGATGTAACCAGCGCTTTCTTCTGGATCAATCTTTTGTGCAGCCTGAAGAATACGCCTAAAAGTTTCGGCAAGATCACCGTTGTCTTCGCGTTTGCACTCCTCTTGTGCGGCGTGAAGCTCTTTTAATGTCAAATAAAACATTGATTTTTCAACCTGTTCGGGCTGAAAGCACATAACACCAGGACCTTCAGCTTCCCAAAACTTCGCATACATCTGACCCATGTCACCAAGAATTAACTTGAGAGTTGCGTCC